ATTTGTTTATCGTTACCAAACTTTAATTGATCAGGTCGTAATCCGTACTTACCTTTACCAGTCAAAGTCAAATCATTTTCTTCACTAGAGGTACTTAAAGTTAATGTACCAGTACCTTCTATTAAATAATAACATTCAATTAAACTTACTAATGATTTATTATTACCACTTGTAAGTTTTTCAGCGTCAACTATTACTTGATCGATTTCACTTCCAATACCTTTTGATTGAACAATGTATTTAGAAGTGTTATCTACAACCAAAGTATTTTTAATTGTCATAATAATTAGGCAGTAAATGTTCCGTCTTTTCTTAACTCTAACATTACGAATCCAGAAGTACTTAAAGCACTTAACTGTATATCGCCACCTGTTGCACTAGTGTTTACTGCGTTGTTAGCAATTTTTCCAGCAGAACCATCATAGTATCCTGAACCAGAAAGATTAAGTGCTAAAGTATCAGCGTTTGAACCACCAGCAGCTATAAATTCAATTATAACATGACCAGTAGCATCATTAGCATCACCATCAGATAATGCCCACCATGCTCTTGTAATGTCTAATTTAGCGCCGTTAGCGTGTCCTGCTAAAGCACTTGCGTCTACTATGAGATTGTCGGCATCAGTACCAGTTTCACTCATGTTTACTAACACAGTAACCAGACCGCCAGCACTACCAGAGCCGGTTGGAACGGATGTGTCTTTTATTATTCTTGCAGCTAAAGCCATTTTTTATTCTCCTTAATTTAATATTTCGTTGTCAAAGTAATCTTCTATTGAAGACACCTTAACGTTTCTTTTTTTTGCTACTTGTTTGACAATACTGTCGACCTTACTTATGATCTCCCCCTTAGTATTGCCTAACAAAGTAAATACATCTTTGACCGCCTGTTTCTCTGCAGGAGATAATTTCTTATACTCCACAGTATCATAGGACTGTCTTCCTTCAACTCTGTAAGAGTTTTCTTAAACTTCTGGAACGACAGCTGGTTCATCTTCTCCACCTTGATCTATCTCAACTTCATCAGCAACAGGTTCTTCCACAGGCGATTCTTGTCCTGGTGTAACAACACTACTTGCACCAGCGTCTAATCCACTAGCGTCTTTTATTGCTTCTTGATCTTGAGCACTATTTAACCAGTCCGTAGCAACTGATTGTCTTTTATCATCAAGCGCTTGTCCGATTTTGTCAGACAAAGCATTCTTAAATGCGTCTTGAGCTTTAACATTGTCACCACTTGTAAGTGAATTGACCATATCTTTTACATTATCATTTGGCATAATTATTCATCTCCTATATTTATATTGGCATTATCATCATCTCGATCCATGTTTTGTCCTTCAGGAGAAGCAATAATACCTTGTTTTATTTCAGTAGCGATCTGATTATCAATATCAATTATATCCTCATCACTTTGTCTTAACACTTTTTTTCTTATAAAGTCTACCGAGTAGTATTTACCAATATACGGACTTACTTCTTGAGCAAGACTTAATCTTTCTCTCATTATTTCCGCTTCTTTTAACTCAGCAAAATATCCATCTTTTAAGAAATCATATTGAATATGATTATGAATTCTCTGCCAGTCTTCAATTGTGATAACACCTTTTAAGACTAATTGTGATTTTAATATGTCACTAAAGACAAACGTAAATCTTTTTCTTAATCTCTGAATGAATTTAGTAAACTTTAACTCATCTCTAGTAATCTCAGCAGCCTTACCAAGATTGAAACCTGCTTCTGATTCCATTCTTGAAATCGGTACATTCAATGCTTTGTAAAGTTTCTTTTGAAAGTACTGAACATCTGTAATCTCACCTAGATTTTGTCCACCAGGTAATGTAGATACTTCAGTTCCTTTTGCACCCTCTCTACGAGGTAACCAAAAGTCTTCAAGCATTGACATATGTTTTCTGTCATCTCTTACTTCACCAGTAGAAGCGTCATAGACAAGTTTGTTTCTATATCTTGCCATCACATCTCTTAGATATGCTTCTGCTTTTACTTTAGGTAAGTTTCCTACATCAACATAGAATACTCGTCTTTCTGGTGCTCTTACTATTCTGTAAATAACAACAGCGTCTTCAATCATTCTCAATTGATTAGTAGGTTTGATTGCTTTGTGCAAGTGACCCATAACCATATTTCTAGTTTGATCTACAACACCAGACGTAACATAAGTAATTGAATCAACAGATATCTTTATACCAGCATTTGAGTTTGCTGATGACATACCTTTTTCATTGTAAACAAACCATTCTGCCGTTTGTTCTACAACTTCAATTCCTTTACCTTTAGAATCTCTTTTCTTAGTTATTTCTCGAACCTTCTTAATTTTTCTAGGATCGATATATCTAAT